CTCGCGGTCCTCGTCGGCGGGCAGAAACTCCTCACGTTCGAGATTCCTCGCGATGACGACCTCGTCGCCATGCTGCGCGACGAGTGCGAGCGGTTTTGGAACGAGCATGTCCTGCCCCGGGTGCCGCCGCCGGCGACCACGCTCGGCGACCTCGAATCCTACTATCGCCGCGGCAAGGCCGGCCTCACGGTGGCGGCCTCGAAGGAAGTCCTCGACGCGCTCGACTGCCTGCGCGCCGGCAAGGAAAAGCTGCGGGCGATCGAATCGGAGTTGGACGGCTTCGAGTTCGTCGCGAAAAACGCGCTCCTCGACGCGACCGAGTTGCTCGGCCCCGACGGCTCGCTCGTCGCGACGTGGCGCAACAATCGCGACACTCCCGCAACCGACTACAAAGGCCTCGCCGAGGCCCTCCTCGCCCGGATCGACGATCCCGAGGAGCGCGATGCCCTGCTGAAACTGCATTCGTTCACGAAGCCGGGCGCCCGCGTGTTCCGGCTCGTCACGCCGAAGGCCCCCAAACCCACGAAGACGGAGGAAACCCATGTCGTCGCCTGAAACCCAAGTGATCCCCGCCCCGGTGAAGCGCGTCTCGCTCGTCGAGAAGTTCGCCGCCCGGTTTTCGATTGAGCCGGAGAAGTTGCTCTCGACGTTGAAGGCGACGGCCTTCCGGCAGCGCGACCGGAATGTCGAAATCACAAACGAGCAAATGGCCGCGTTGCTCGTCGTCGCCGATCAATACGGCCTCAACCCGTTCACGAAGGAAATCTTCGCCTTCGAGGACAAGGGGGCGATCGTGCCCGTCGTGTCGGTCGACGGATGGGCGCGGATCATAAACTCGCATCCCGCGCTCAACGGCATCGAATTCCGCTATGCCGAGGAGTCCGAGACGTTGCAGGGAGGCCGCCCCTGCCCGGCATGGTGCGAGGTCGTCATCTACCGGAAGGACCGCGACCGGCCGGTCGTCGTGCGCGAATACCTCGACGAGGTCTATCGGCCGCCCTTCAAGGCGAAGTCGAAATTCAAGGAAGGCGAGACTTACGAGGTCGGCGGCCCGTGGCAAAGCCATACGAAGCGCATGCTCCGGCACAAAACCCTGATTCAGGGATCGCGCCTCGCCTTCGGCTTCGCCGGCATCTATGACGAGGACGAGGCCCATCGGATCATCGAAGCTCAGGCCGTCGACGTCACGCCGGCGCCGGCCGCCCCGAAGGCCCTCGACGCGCCCCGGGACGCGACGGAAAAGGTCGGAGCGATTAAGGACAGGCTCAAGGCGAAGACTTCGGCCTCGGCCCCTGCCGTCGCCCCCGCCGAGGCGGCTGCGCCTCCCGTAGCCGCTCCTATTGCGTCCGCGGGGCCGAATGAGGACGGGGAATTGACCCCGGAACAATTGGACCTCCGCCGGCAGTTGGACGCGGAAGGGGACGAGATTCCCTATTGACCCGGCCGGGGTCGGCCGGCAACGGCCGGCCCCGTGCTATGCTTTGCCGGTTCAATCTTAGGAGGTTTTGACAATGCAGGCCCGCGGCAGCCGAATCGACCATGACGTCCCAATCCCGGGAGTGAAGTATCCGATCCGATCGCTCCTCCCGGGCGACTCGTTCACGGTCCCCTATTCGAGGGCCTCGCAAACGTGCGCCCATTCGCTCGCCCGCCGGGCCTCGGTGCAGATTTCGACGCGGAAGGAAGGCGACCTCCTCCGCGTTTGGCGCGTGTCGTGACGTTCGCCGAGGCTTTCGCGACGGGTGCCGGGTTTACGCTCGGAGTCCTCGCGGTATCCTTCGGGGGAGCGATTCTGCTGTTTCTGCTCTCGGGCGGAGGTCGACGCCGATGACTCGCAAAATGCCCTTGCCGTCGTGGGGATACTACCTCCTCGGCTTCCTCGCGGGCCTCGGGATCGGCCTCTCCCTTAGCAGGGCCGAGGCTCAGGACGTGACCCCGGTCCTCGAAGTGACGGCCTCGCACGTCGAGGCCGTGCCCGGTCAATCGGTGTTCGTGTCGTGGCGCATCCCGAAAGGCTCGGCAGCCGTGACCCGGTGCGAGTTCCGGCAGTCGCCGGAAGGTTTGCCGGACGTCGTCCTCGCGCCCTCGACGAAGACGCGGACAAACATGCCGCTCACGATGCCGGACGTCCCAAACCTCGCGCTCACGCTCGAATGCTGGTATCCCTACGCGGGGAACGAAGTGTCGGCGACCGCGACGGACCTGATTCAGAGGACGACCCGCGACGCGATCCTCGCCGGCAATACCGCGGCGACGTGCTATCCGGCCCCGATCGGCTCCGGCTCGAAGGTTTACGGGGCGAGCTACCGCGACGAGGAGCGGCGCGACGCGGCTTGCGTCCTTTGGTTTTGCGGTGACGAGCCGCGGAGCTTTTGCTTCCGATGGGACCTCGCCGATTGGTCGCTCGCCGGCCTCGCGGCCGCGAAGGACCTCGCGGGCCTCGACGCGAAATGGCAGGCCGCCCCGTGGCAGTCGACCTCGGAGCGCGAGCGGGCATTAGTTGCGGCCTTGTTCGAGGAGGCCCGCCCCCGCTACTTTGCGGCGCGAAATGGCACCTACACGACGCGGCCGGTCTACACGCGAAGCGCGGACGGCACGCGAGGCGCCCTCGTCTCGACCCGACGGGTCGCAGTCGGAGACGAGTGCGACTGTTCGGAAAGGGCCGTTTACGGCACGTCGCGATATTGCTCCGTCGCCGGGAGGACGAATGCACTCCGGCCGCCGGAAATTCTCCCCGGGACTGATTCTGTATCCGGGGGATCGTTTGCACTCTGCGCGAGTCGCTGAGTTCATTGCGTCGCTGCCCGAGAATGACCTCGTCGAGCGCGACGTCTACGATTCGCCGATCGGCCGCTTCTACCTAGAGAGAATCGGCCGCCTGAAACGGTAAGCCGTGAGAGCCGTGCCGCCTCATAGACCGGCAACATCCGCGGCAGTCATTGCGAGGGAATACGATCTTCGATCCTCCGCCCTCGGCCTTGACCGTCTCCCCCACGAAACGGGGGACTCCCTCGGACTAGCAAAACCCGCATTGTGCTAGCATCGGCGCCGCGGGGTGAAACCGTTATCCGTCACTCCCCCGCGCTGCGCCCCTCCCGGCCCGGTTAGGCCGCCGAGAGCCGGGAGGGGCGGGCATCATCCGACGATCGGCATGCCCCATTCGCTCGGGGTCACTCCGGAGCCGGCCTCGCCGAAAGCATTCGCGAGTGTCGGCATTTGCGCGGGGAGCGGCGACACGGGCGGAATCGGCCATGCTTGCCCGTCGAAATCGACCGCGGCATTTTTCCAAATGAAGGCGGGCTTGTCATAGTCGGCCATTGATTCACTCCCAAAGGAAACACGGCCCCCAAGTCGTCGAGTCGACGGAGTTCGCTGCAAACGTGTAAGTCGAGCTAATGGGGTTATGCCCGGGATGAAGGAAAGTCCGCGCTTCGTTGTACATTGGCGACGCGACGAAGGTGAGCGCGGGCTGCCCGAATTCGGTATTGCGGACCGTGAAGGTCGCCCATGCTTGTTCGGTGTCCGGCACGTTGTACCAATGCGGATAGAGTTGCTTGTCGCCATTCGCGAGGGCCGTGCTGCTCGGTGCGCCCGGCATGATGCAGCCGGACCGATTCGCCCCGTAGTTGCCGGCCGGACTTGCAAATCGAACCGTCGCCCAATAGGTCCGACCGTTCACGTTTGAGCCGGACTCCGGCATGTAGGCAATGACGACTCCTTTGCCGTTGAACGCGCCCGTAACCTGATCGCGCATTCTGGCAACGGTCCAAAACCCGAGGCACGGGGAACGCGCGAGATTGTGTTCCCAAAAATACCAATGCCCTGCATAGCCTTCGGTGTGACAGGCCCGCTCGAAAGCGGTCGTGTTCCCTGACGAATTAGTCGTCCCGTGCTGCAAATTGATCGGGCCGATCGTCTGCCCGGTGAGCGTGCCGCTCCCGTTCGAGCCTTGCCCGACGGTGAGGCGATAGTAAATCGTCCCTCCATGATACGAGCCGCGCCCGAGGCCGAATCGAAGGAAGATCGGGTCCGCGCCCTGCAATGAATCGTTGAAACGATATATCCAATAGCCGGCCTCGACGTTTGCGGAGGCCGGATACGTTGCCGTTGCCGGGTCGAGTTGTCCCGTGTCCGCGGTTTGAATAAGGCCGGCCGAGTCGAGCGCTTCTTTCCATTTCGTCAGGATGGTTTGAAAGTCTGCATTCGTGACCCCGGCTCGCGGATAACTGTATATCGTCCCTGTAAAAGTCGTCATGGCCTATTCCCAAAGTGTCGCGATGCGATACGCCGACGACCCGTTCGGGTCGCCCCATTGAGCGTATCCATCGCCTAAAAACAAAAACGTCCGCGAGCCGCCCGCGGCGATCGGCGTCGCGTTGAATATGACGGGGTTTTGAGCATAGTCCGCGGCGACGATCGTGAACGTCGACCACGACTGTTCGATCCCGAATCCGGGGTCATAGAAAAAATGCGGATAGAGCTGTTTGTCGCCATTGAGTAGCGCGGAATTCGCCGGGAGGCCCGTCACAAGGCAACCCTGCGTCGTGAATCCGCCTAGCGTCGCGGGCGAGGCAAATCGCACGAATTGATTCGAAAACATTTTCGCCGAATAAGCGCTATCGGCCGTAATCAAAACGCCGCGCCCGTCGAAGTTGTAACTCGCGTCTCGCGTGCGCGTAATTGTGAACGCTTCATAGGTGCGCGTCCCGACGGAAAGCGAGTTAGGGTTCGAAGTCGCGACGCGCCGACCGAAGGCGCCAAAATACCCCTCGGTGTGGCAATAGTAATTTTGCGCGAGCGGGGTTTCGTTTGTATTCACGCTCGGGCTGCCGGTTTGGATTCTGCTGCTCGTTTGCCCCGTCAGGGTGAGCGCTCCGTCGCTGCCCTGCCCGACGGTGAACCATAGGCACGGTTGATTGCCGATATTGTTGCCGTTCGTGTATTCGATTTTCACGAAGATCGGGTCGACCCCTTGCCGCGAATCGTTGAAACGATACATGCGCGTCCCGCGCACTTGGTTCGCCGATGCTCCGCGAGTTATGGTCGAAAGGTCGGTCGATCCGGTGTCATTGTTGTCGACCATTCCGCAGCCGATTAGCGCGTCGTGGATATTCAGGATCGACTGTTTCCATTCGGCTTCGCCCGTCGGGGTGTTCGACTGCAATTGAAAGCTGAAAGGCGCGGAAACATAAGTCGTCATGCTTGGCTCTCGTCTAGGAGCAATTGAACGCTCAGGTTGTCGAGATTCGAAACCGACTGCAACGTAAACGTCAGGACGTCATCCGCCGCGACGGCCGTCGTCCATCCGGTGAGCGCGTCGTCCGCGTAGGTTCGCGCACCGACGAGCGTCGGCTTTGCGCTCGCGCAAATGCTAGACCCCGGCCCGCTGCCCCACGAAGCGAAGGCCGTCTTCGCAATGTCGACGACCATGCTCCCGGCGTTTTCCCCGCCGAGGACGCGGACCCCTTTGATCGTCGCCGCCCGCGGGAAGTGAACCGCGACCGGATTGACGGCCGTCGAGAGAAGGCCGTTCGCCGCGACGAATTGCGCTCCGCGAATGATGCGCCGCGGCCCCTGCCCGAGTCGGGTTATTTGAAGGCGCGTCGTCGCCGCGCTAAGTTGCACGGCATTTGCGCCGCCGACGGTGATGTAATCGCCGGCGACGAGGTCAAGGATTCTCGGAAGATAGGATTGCGTCCAATTGTAGGACCCGTAAGAGTTGACCGCGACCGTGACCCCGTTTTTCCTTATGACGATATCGGTCGAGGATGCCGAGGTCGGCGAAAAACCGGCGACGACCAGATAGCGCCCATCGTGTCCCGCCGGGATCGTCAGTCGATCCGGCTGCGAAGCGTTCCAAAACCCGTCAGAGTCCCATTCCGCCGAGTCCCAAACCCACGCGGCATAAGCCGCGCCGACGGTTTTGTTCGCGTCGAATTTCACGCTCGCGCCGCCGGCCTTGCCGAGGTCGACGTTCGTGCCGAGGCGATGAATCGAAGCGCGGGCCGGCGATGCGGTGCCGAGGATCGACGAGGCTCCGTCGGTGAAAACCTCGAAGCGAACATAGTCGCCCGCCGCGAGATACGCGACCGTCGAAACGGTTTGCCGCGCCCCGGCGCGTGCGTCGTCATATTCGCCGGCGAGGACGTTCGTGTTTGCTGCCGCGCTGCCGTTTTTCGTGATCCAAAGGCCGCGATTCCAGCTAGCCGTGTCCCAATGGACAAAGAAAGCGATCGCATACCATCCGGACTTCGTCACGGTGAAGCGATCGTTATTCGTCCCGAGGTTTGAATAGCCGGCATCGTCTCGCTCGACGGCCGTGAAGGCGAGCGACGTGAATGTCGCGCCCGGGATTGCCTGATCGGTTGCGCGGGTGATCGCGGCCCCATCGTTCGGCGCCCCGGTCGGCGGGGTTTGGCCGCCCCACTTCAAGCCGGCCGAGGCCGTCGGATCGGGAATCAGGAATTGCCCCGGGGCGCCGACCGGGAGCCGCTCGTCCGCGAGCGCGCCGCGGACGATGAGGTCGCCCTTCGTCGTCGTCGGGGAAGCGCTCCCTCCGCCGCTTCCCGTGCCCCCTATGACGCGCCAGCGTGAGGAGGTGCCATCGTATTGCAGCAAGGTCGATTGATCGGCCTTGAGCGTCACGTCCGCATTGAGCGCGAAACGGTTTGCGGCCGTGCTGCCGGCCGCCTCGTCCTTCAAGATGAGGTCGAGCGTGCCGACGTTGTGAACGAGCATGATCCGCCCGCCCTCGCCGCCGGTGAGGCCCGTGATATTGCGCGCCGCCCCGGAGGCGGAGAGGCGCATCCCCGAGGCCGTCGCGAGGCCGGTCGGCGCGTAGTCGTTCGTATCCGCGGCGATCGCCGGCGGGGTGATCGACGTGCCGAAGACGACCTTCCCCGAGGTTTGGATCGGCGTATAGGAAACCGCGGTCCCGCCGGTGACGGTCGAAACCTGAGTCGACGTCGACGTGACGTTGACGACCGTGCCGGCCGCCGGGGTTTCGAAAATCCACGCATCCGCATCCGCGTCCCAAGTCGCGACCTCGCCTTCGTGCCCCGCCCAAGCTCCGGTCGCGCCCGTGGGGACGAGATAGGAGTCCCCGTCGGCCGGACTGCCCGGCGGGGCCGTCGTCGTCGCAGAAATGACGCTAGGGCCTGCCGCTTCCTCGACCTCGTCGAGGCCGGGGTCAGTTTCGTCCGCGGGCGCGGCCGGCTGCGACGTGTAGGTCGTCAGGGCAAGCGCGAAGACGTCCTCGACCCCTTCGATTTCGATTTCCCCGTTGCCGAGGGTCCCTTGCCGAATCTTGAGGACGCGGACGATGAGGTTTTCGATCCCGAGGGCCGGCCATGAGATTTTGACGACGTCCGAATTGCGGGTCGCCCAAAGGTCCCGATTGACCCGGAAGGTGATCTTCGCGAGCGGGGTCGAGCGAGCCGCAAGCTCGCGCATCGCGACCTCTTGCGCGATCGTGTTCGAGACGATGCCCGGATAGCTCAGGCCGGTCGCAACCCGCACCCCCTGAGCGCGCACGTTCGCGAGGTCGTGAACCGTGACCGACGTCGCCTTGAGGTTCGACGGGTCGGTATAGCTCAACGTCAGTTCGTTCGACGTCTCGCCCCATGCCTGCCTTTGGAACGAGGTGACGGCCGAAAGGGTTTCCGGGCCGTAGGCCGTCAGGGTGTTCGGATCGTAATTGCCGCGGACGAGCGTGAGCCGGTACTTGCCCGTCGAGCGATCGAAGGCGAGGACTCCGGCGACATGGTTCAAAACCTCCGAGAGGAAGTCCTCGACCGTCGCTTGCTGATTCCAGAGGAGCGAGAGGCCGAAACCTTCCGCGTGCAAGAGGTCCGCGGCCGCGGTGAAGCTCGCGTCGTCGAGCTTGTCGGCCGGCAGGCCCATCCCCCATTCCGGATCGGTGAGCGTCTGATAGACGATGTGCGCCGCATTCATCGCGTCGCCGATCGCCGCCTTCGCCGAATACCAAACCGTCCCGTTGTGCCATCCCGACGTGATCCGCTTGACCGTGAAGGCCCACGGTTTCGGATACGGGGTCGTCCCGATGTAGCCGCCCTTATCGTAGCGGAGGAAGCTGAAAAGGCCGCCGGAGCCGTCGCCGCGCCATACGAGGCCGAGGATGCCGCGGAAGGCCGGGAGGTCGCCGAGGACCGCGGGGCCGCCCAATGGGTAGCCGATCGCGGAGTCGAGATAGGTGTTCGCGGTTTGCGTCGTGCCGCCCATGCAAACGTCGAGCGTTCCGGCGAGGCCGCCCTCGCGCTTTTTGCCGCCGAATAGGTCGGGCGCCGAAATCGTGATCGACGAATTTGTCGCGATGCTGCCGGACCATGCCGTTTTCTCGCCGGCCTCGACCTTCAAAAGCGCGTCGACCGGCCCGTGACAAATGCCGAAGTGAACCCCCATGTAGTATTTGTAACCGACGGTCGTCGACGAAAAGAGGGACTTCTTTTTGATCGCTTTCGTCCCGAGGTCGCCATACCAAAGGATATTCGAGCCGGTGATCCGGCACTTCCCGAAGACGACCGGGATCGGGCGGCCTTCCTCTGCGGTCGGGAGGTCGAAGTCTTCGAGCGCTGCGGCCTTCGGTTTCGGAGGTTTGGGCGCGAGCGCGATCGAAATGACCGTCGCGATGATGAGGTAAATTACGGCTTCCCAACCCATGAGCGCGCCTCAGTAAACATTCGTCCCGGTGAATGGATTCTTTTTCGGGACGTAGGGGAAACCCCCGTAGTTCGCCCGGTTCGAGAATTTCGAATGGCAAGTCGTGAGCGAGTGATCGCACCCCGCCCAATAGTCGAGCGTCGCGCCGGCTTCGAGGCCGACGACCGGATGCGTGAGCGTGATCGTCGTGCCGATATGCGATTTGATGCCGCGCCGCTCGTATCGTCCCGGCGCGGATTCCCATTCGATCATCCCGCCGGCGAAGTAACCGTCGGCCTGCGTTCCGAAGGCCGTCGCGGTGAGTGACGTCCCTGAAACCGTGTCGAGGACCGTCGTCAGTTTCCAGACTGTAAGCTGCAAACCGCAAGCCGTCCCATAGAGGACATGCGGGCATTGCCTCTGATAGAGGCGCCGCAGTCCCGGCCGTTGCAGCGCGGTATAGATCGACTCGCAAGTGAGGTCGGCCGTCGCGCCTTTCCATTCGCAATTGAGGACGCGCCCGGTCCAAAAGAGTTTTCGCTCCCCGTCCGGGTCGTCATAGTGCATTCGGTAAATGGAGAGGAGGACGACCTCGCTCGGCGGAGCGACGCGAAACTCGTCGGCGATCGCGGCATCCCGCGGGACCGTGACCGTGAGCGCGTCCTTCGGAAGCTCGCCCGACTCCTCGACGTCGCCGCGCACAATCTGCACGGCATCGAAAACCTTCGTGAGATAGGTGAAGTCGTCCGGCGCCGACGTGTAGCGATAGATCGTCGGGCCGACTTCGAATTCATAGAGTTCGATCGGGGCGCCCGATTGAATGCTTGTTTCGTAGGTGGAAAACGTCATGCGCTATTCCTCACGCCGCGGAACACGGTCGACGAGGCGGCCGCTTGCCCCGTGTAATGCGCGATTTCAACCGAGTCCGAGTCGAGCCGGACGAGAGCCATCCACGAAACGAGCGCGAAGTCCTCGGGGTCGGCATTGATCCCGAGGGGAGTGTCGATCGTGAGCCGCTCGGTCGTCGCGTCGACCTCGACATAGGCCGAGGCCCGGCGATAGTAGATCGTCCCGTTTTTCATTTCGATCCGGAGGTCGCGCCGATGCACGCCGGCGGCCGCGTAGTTTTTCAGGCCGGCGACCTCGACGTCGAGGTTTGTCGCCGAAATGGACACGGTCGCCTTGACGATGAGGTCCTGAGCGAAGCTCGGCAGCCAAATCGCCTTTTGCCGCCCGCGCCGCGCAAAGAGCCATTGCCGGAAGTCTTCGATCGCCGCCCGAGAGGTGAAAAACCATCGCATCGAATGCAGCGGCTCCGCTAAACCCGACTCGTCCTCGACGATCGGGGCAGAGAATCCGAAGTCGACTTCCTGCACCTTCCTCTGATAGTCGATCCCGGGGTCGGCCGCCCAATCCGGCTTCGAGGTTTGCACGGGATACGAGCGATAGGTCGTCTCGCTGAGTGCGGTCCGGCGGATCGGTTCCTCGAAGCGAAACGAGACGGCTCCGTAAACGTGCCCGCCGGTAAAGCGCTGCATGTTCGGGGTCCCGGTCATGCGGGCCGTCCGGACCGGATAGACGAGCGTCGAGGAGGCCGGCCATGTCCCGGTGAGTTCGCGCTTTGCGGTGATCGACGTCGAGGTGATCGACGCGATTTCGATTGCCTCGTAAACCTCCGGCGTCGCGAGCGTCGTCAGGACCGCGAGGCCGTCGACGTGAAAGTCGAGGTCGGCCGTCTCGCAATAAATCGTCGCCTCGCCCGGGTCCGCGTCTTCGGTGAGCGCGACCCCTTGCGGCCAGATTGGCACGGCCCAAACGCGAGGACCCCATGCATAGGCGACATTTTCGAGGACCCGCATCGTCCGGTCGCTCGCGTTGAAGCGGAAGTCCCAAAACCATCGGGCCGCGTCACCCCGGAGCGCGAAGCGTTGCTCGCTGCCGTCATAGGCGCGGATGACATTCGTCGCGAATTCGATCCGCTCGACGATCGGGTTTTGCCAGTTCGGCGGAACAAACCACGACACGACGCGCCGGCCGACGACGTCCATCGAATAGGAGCGGTTGTCGAAATTGAAAACATAGTTTGCTTCGATCGTCGGCGGGCCGTCGACGTCGATCGTGAGCGTGAAGTCCCGGGATTCCCATTCGGCAAACGGGATCGGGGTCGGGAATGGCAAGCCGAGGGTGAGGCCCTCGGTCCCGGTTTCGCTCGTCGATTGCAGGACACGCGGCTCGAAAAAGGTCGAGAAGATTTCGAATTCGACGACCTGAGTCGAGAGCAAATTCCCCATGTCGAGGAACGAGTATTGAATATGGACCCGGTTGAACCAATCCGCCCACCCAAAGGACGAGGTCCGCACGCC